GGTTCTCATTTCAGGAGAGAAACAGGTACAGCGCCACGGCTATCACTGGCAGGGGCGGATATGCTGACTACCAGTACCAAGTCAGGGGGGACGGCGTTGAGATCATCCCCGAGCCAACAACCACCTCAACAGTAAAGCTTTGGTATATCCCTTCATTTAAGGACCTGGAGGAGGATGATGATGAGATCAACTCCTTCATCATGTCCAACTGGGAAGAGTATGCTGTCGTTACGGCAGTCTATAAGATGAAGGAAAAGGAGGAGCTAAGTACTACCGTTATTGAGCGAGAGCTTAAGGCGATAGGGGAGCGGATAGATGCGGCAGCAGCCAGCAGGGATGCAGGCGAGTCAATAGGCATAACCGACGAGTTAGAGGGAACACGCCCCGGCTGGCTGAGAGGTTTTGCGTGAAGCGATTTGACCCCACTCATGGGGACAATCCCCAGATAAACAGACTGCAATCAACCCTACAGGAGTCTGTGGGGCCGCTTAAAGACATAGCAATCCTTGATGGAAAGCTAGTTACCGCAGACATAACAACGGCAGGAACGACCATCCCTCATGGCCTTGGCAGGCCTTACAAGGGGTACGTCATCGTTAAGCGCATTAAGGCTGATGGGACTTATTTTAATGGATTTATCTTTGAGCAGGTGAGTCCAGATGATTCAATCTACCTGAAGCTTGCTCCAACGCATAACTCAACCATTACTGTCTGGGTGTTTTAAATGCCGCTAAGAAAACAAAAAGCCAGCATCAAGTTCTCGAAGGGCGTTCAGGGGAAGGTAGACCATAAGGCTCTTCCTGTGGAGAACCTTACTACTCTTGAGAATGGACGATTTGACAAGCTTGGGGCAATCAATAAGCGCAAGGGATATACTCTGGTCGACAAAGAGTGCAGTGACCTTGTTGAGTACAAGGGCAGTCTTGTAGCAAGAAACACGGTTATTGGCGACAGAGCTGCCGGAACAGTGACCCCTGCAAAAACCTACTCTGTTGGATCTGGAGAGTTTGTTGGGGATAAGGGGTTTTCAGAGGGGGTTGATTACGAAGTTATCCCGGTGTCAAAAGGCTCTCAGTATCGACAAGAGGACTCTCAGACAGCATTCAGCAGCGATGGGAAGTATGCCTGCGTGACGTTCGTTGATGTTGGGTGGGATAGAACCAACGATAAAAAGGTTTACACAAAGCGAGTCTCCATCATTGACCGAGAGACTAACGCTGTGATGGCCTCTGACTTGAAGCTTGGGGCGGCCCAGTACTCGGGGAACAACGGCAGGAGGATGCGCCCTGTCTACAATAGCTCCTCTGGCAGATTTGTAATTGTGGGTGAGGACGAGGGGGGTCTCAACCTCTGGACTATTCTCCCCTCTTCTGCAACCATCCGGGTAGACAATGCGTCTAATCAGGAGTCGGCATCGGGAACGGTGTTGATTTCTGCCTCAAGCTACCCTCTGGCGGTGAGCGCAAGCTATGCTACGACCTTGGCAAGTTTTGACGTATGTACGCACTCAAATACCTCGAAGCTTAACGCCTATGTTACCTATAACAAAGCTTCCACGATTTCTGCGGCAACACAGGCCAACCCTTGCGCTATTACTTCTGTGGGTCACGGTCTTGCTACTTCGGACATTGTGAAGATTTCCGACGTATCTGGAATGACGCAACTGAACGGAAACACTTACACGATAACGGTAACGAGCTCGAGTGCCTTTACTCTTAATGGGATAGATTCTTCAGGGTTTGGCGCATATAGCTCTGGAGGAAACATTCGGTCAGACTATGAGGCCTATTTTCAAATGGATTCCATGAATGCCTTGGGAGCAGCTGAATGGAGTCGCCCCATTCACACCCTCAAGGGGCATCTGGGGGTACATCGAGCAGGGGTGACGGGGACCCACGCGAACAAGCTATCCTTCTTCTGTCATGACAATACGGACATAAGACTTAAGACCTGTGCCGAGAGCGCGGGATCTTACACTGAGAAAACAGTGGGGATAGGCTCGCTCCTCACCAAGGGGATGTTTCGTGATGATGTTAACCCTCTTTACTCGTCTGACCGGGACGCAATATTTCTCCTCGAGTATGGCGAAGAGGCGGCGATAGGGCCATCTGCGGCATCAGGACAGCAGAGGGTTGCCATGCTGCATGGGATCCACAACAGTCTTGATGCGGCTATTGCCAACTTTAAGTGGTTAACAACAAAGGGGAGCGCAGCGTTTGCTCTTGGCAGTAACCCTTGGTCGATAGGGGCCTATTACGACTCCAACTCAGGGAAAACCTCCCCAACCGTTGAGTCAGCGGCTCCGCTACAAACGATTACGCTGTGGGATACTGACCCTAATGATAACCCGGAAAACTTTAGCAGCGGGGTGTCGGGGGCGTCATCGTCAAGCATTGCTTCAAATATGTTCAACGGGACCGATCTTTTTGATGGGGTAGAGGCCCCGTCCAGTGGCGCCGTCATGACAGTGACTTTTGAGCCCCCAATAATCTTTAGCAACACCCTTACCTTTTACAAGGCTTCGGGCTCAGGGCTGACATATAGCTACAACGGGGCAGGCTACGCCTCGGCTGGAACAGGTGCGGGGGCAGTTACAGTTGTTGCGAGCGGGGGAGGAACACTTAGCTCACTGGCATTCCTTGGCGGACCTGTTGAGGTTTTTTCGATTGTTGTCGATGGGACATACTTGGTTGATCCGGTTAAGCCCCCTTGGAAGAGAACCTATTTGCCGCTCAACTCCTTCAATCAGGAGTGGCGATCTGACTGGTTCAAGTCGGCATCAGCTTCAGGGCTGGCAGCTCATCTTAATGGCGAAGCGGTCTCTATCCCTGTCGGGCATGCCTTTGAGAGGTTTGGAACTGCTGGAGATCTGGTACTCAACTCGACGACCCACCTGTTTGACTTCAGGAGATACAACGAGGAGCGGGTGGACGTTCCAGCGCCAAGCAAGGGGATGCTCCATGATGTGCTCTATGTGGCAGACAAGGAATTGTTCCAGTATGACGGGGACGCCTTCCATGCAATCAACTTCCCCAACAGGCCCTCAATAGGGCTAACCCTTCTGTCTTACTCGGGCTCGGACGCCCTTACTGACGGGGTGTACTACTACAAGGCAGTGTGGGAGTGGGTTGATGGACAGGGCAATCTTCATCAGAGCGAGCCGTCAGGAGCAGTCACGGTAACCGCCGATGGCTCAAATAGGAAAGTAACCGTCACGCTTTCGGCTCTTGAGATTGGGACCTATAACCCGTTTTCCCACTTGCAGGACGCCTATCGGGATGAGGTTAAGATTGCCCTCTACCGGACTGCTTCTGGTGGAAGCATCTACAATCATATCATGACCCTGGATGCAGACTCAGAGTCCAGCAATGGTTATATTTCTGTCGTCGATGCAATCCCTGATGCAACCGCCGCAACGGGCAAGTTTCTCTATACTGATTCCGGAGAGTTGGCGAACAGGCCACCGCCAGCATCATCGAGATACGTTGTGGCTCATCGAGACAGGCTTTTCATCATCGGAAAGGACAATGTTGTTTACTACTCCAAGCTCGTCAGAGATGGGTTCGGGGTGGCGTTCAATGAGGCCTTATACATTAAGACCCCTGACAATATTTCAGACCCTCCAACAGCGCTTGGGAGCATGGATGGAAACCTCTTCATATTTACCGAGAAGTCCATTTATTTGGTTAGCGGAGAGGGGCCAGACAACCTTGGGGTTGGCGGATTCTATGAGGCCAAAAGGGTTCCCTCGACAATTGGAGCGATAAAGGGATCTCCAGTAAAGCTTATTGACGGGGGACTCCTGTTTGTCTCCGACAAGGGAGAAGGGGCAAGAATCTACCTCCTTGGGCGAAACATGTCGATTACCCACGTCGGAGCATCTGTTGAGAATATCCTGAATCCCCCCGGAGGGACTCCATACACGGTGAGAGATATTGTGGTTATGCCTGAGCAGGAAACCGTGTTTTTCCTCCTGTCTCAAACCTCTGGAACATCTTCAGGGGCAAAAGTCATCACCTTTAATTATGCGTTCGGTCAATGGGGAGTGGACAACCTTCTTGATACTTATGACTCTGGTGCTGGCGGGTCGCTTGCCTTGGCCCCTGTCAGCGGAAGAAAGAGGCTCCATATTGGCCTCCTTCACCACCTATCAAACAAGAACCCTCGCATGTACCTAGAGAGCGCCACGGCATATAGCGATAATGCCGCCTATATCCCCATGAAGGTTAAAACCGCTTGGACTAATCTCGTCGGGGTTCAGGGGTATCAGAGGGTTTATAACTTCCATATTCTTGGCGAATCAATCGACAAGCATACTTTGACGGTGAATGTTTACTATGACTATGATACGAGTACGGTTGTGGATAGCTATACTTTCTCAACGACTTCGGCAACTGATTCCGTTTTGCAGTTCAGGGGTCACTTGAGTAAGCAGAAGTGTCAGGCAATCCAGTTCGAGGTTGTGGACGCTGACAATTCTGGGAGCACTGACGAGGGGTACACCATTACTGAGATAGCCCTTGAGATTGGAATTAAGGCCGATGGCTACAAGCAAAGTCTGGCAAAGCTTCCCGCCGCCTCTACAGTGGGCGCGAACTAGGAGAATTTAGATGGGGCAAGTACCAGCAGAACAGAAGAAGAAACCCGACAGAATGTTTCCAGATGCGGCTGAGGCAGCACCTGACAGAATGAGCCCGGAACGGAGAAAGATACCAACCGAGCCGGGGCCGGGAGCGCCCCCCAAGTCTCTGGAGAATCCATACGGGAGAGCAAATGTGGCTCCTGCTGGCCAGTCGTCCTTGAGTCAGTTCGTCAATAGGACGGGCGGGGTCCCCACCTCAAGGGGGGCTTTTGGCCCTGATACGGACCCAACAAACCGAGAAAGCCTGATGGAGAATCTGGCGAATCGACCACCAGCCTCAACGATGGAGGCAGGTCAGGCAGCGGGGACTACTGTTGCCGCGCCCTCTCAGGTTGACCCAACGCTGCAAGTTCAGGCTGGCCAGATTGCCGGACCGGGAACGACTGCACTGGGAGGCATGGCGCAGGGCCAAATCTCAGCAGGAATGCAGGCCCAGAACGATCAGATGCTCAGGGCTATTCAGGCTCAACAGGCTGGCGTCCGAGGAAGTCAGAATGTCGGCCTAGGTGCCAGGGTAGCTGGCGAGCAAATGGGTCGAGCTGGCGCACAACTCGCGGGGATTGCGGCAGAGAGACAAATGCAGGCAGCAGGCATGGAGTCTCAGCTTGCGGCGCAGCAGGCTCAAATGGAGCAAGGGGCCTCAACAGAGCAGGCAAGACTTGAGCAGGAGAGGGCTATCCAGAATGCCCGAATGGAGCAAGAGACCAACTCCCTTCAGGCTCAGTTGCAGCAATCCCTAAACCTTAGCAACGCAGAGATGCAGCAAAGGGCCAATGAGATTAATCTTCAGGTTGAAACTCAGCTCGGAATTGAGCGCGATAGGCGCATAAATGAGTTGATGCAGATGGGCGTTGATGA